TGCTGCTCAACTAGCCGCCAATGGGGAGTGTCTCGATGCTCATGTGCCGACAGGATGGAGAGGGCTTGCATGATGCCAATGCCATCATCATCCTCGTCTTCCATCGTGTGAACGTGCTCGCTCATTGCTTTTTGCGGCGACTCTCAACCATCTTAATGATGCGACTTGCCCACGCCCTACCCGCGTCCGATCCCCAGAGCAACCAAGCAATTCGGCCGGCATCATCCTCGCCTCCGCTCTTGTTCTTTTCGTGCCGAGAGAAGAATGCCGCCATGCGCTTGATCGTTTCGTAGCTCACTGCCTCTCCGTTGGCCAAGCTTGTTGCCCTGGCCACGCCACTGCCAATGCCTTGCTTGCCTGCCTCTTGCGTGGTCAGACCACCTTTACCGTGCTTCTTGCGCAGCTCCAGCCCTCTGCGAGCAGCAGAGCGAACAGACGATGGAGGGGAAAACGATTCGGAGTCACCCCTGTCTTCGTCATCATCATCCTCATCGCCTCCACCAAGCTCTTCCATGAAAGCAATGTAGTATTCATCGCCCATGTCCTTTTTGGGCTTGCGCGACATACCAGCTTCTGAGAGGGCAATGGCGAGAGCGCGTCGGGGGTCAACAACCTTCTCCCCACTGCTGCTTTTGAGCTTGCCGCTCTTGAACTCGCGCATCACGCGACGAATCTTGGCTTGCTGCTTTTTGTCAGCCATTGTCACACCCAGTCATAAAGCGCCACCTTTGACTTGGCGCAGTCTTCCACAATCGTAGCCTTGGTCTGCAGAATCTCGTTGTGACGTGGCTTACCTTGCCAGAAGCGATCATGCCACTCAACATAAATTGTTTTCACCCATTGCCCCACGTTTTCGACTTCCAGTAAACGCGGCAATACAGTAAACTCTGCTCCTTCAATGTCGCACTTGATATAGATGGTCGCTTCGTCGTCCGCGTCGATGATTTCTTGCACCACTCGCTTTACGTCCATCGACTCCACGTAAAGATCTTGGCATTGATGCCGCTCGATTTCCGCCAGTGGCTCCATCACGCAAGTAGACGCAGCGCTATAACCAGGCAGCCACTTGAAAGTGACTATGGCATTTTCTGTGCCAATAGCAGCATGAAAAGCCTGAAACGAAAGAAAGCGTTTTTCAATGGAGGGAATGGCGGACTTATTTGCCTGTACTGCATGAGCAGACGGCTCAAACGTGAGAACATGCCAGTCATAGGGAGGCTCCTTGCCAAAAAATAGTTGCTTTTCAAACGTAAGCAAGCCGCTTTCGCAATCTGAATACTTCCCGCCATTGTCTAAGTAGTGAGTGCCAAAGTCCAGAAAGTATTTCATTGGTAAATCTGCCGATCTTGCCAGAGTTGATTGTAGTTGTTCGTACCTTTGGCTCCAAAAGCAGACAGGTCGCCACCTCCCGCAGGCTTGCCCCAAGCGAGAATAGTTCCGTCAGGCAGAACAAAAGCAGTGTTGTGTTTTTGGTGGGTGGGCGTTAGCTGCAGGAAGTCGCCATAGACAAACGATGCCTGCTCGCCATTTTTTGCCAATGCTTGCCCTAGCACGGGAGTAGCAGTAGGGGACAATGGCGTGATGCCATAGTACCTGTCTTGCCAATTCTCCACCACTTGATCAATGGCATTCAGAAGCGCAGGATTACCCGGCTTGGAAAACAACACTGCAGTCATGCACGCCCAGCAAGTGCCAGTAAACTTCTGAATCTCGCGGAACGCAAGAAAGTCAATGCGGTCGGCAAGCTCTACAGGTGAATGGAGCCTAATGGCAATGTCAAAATACCAGCCACCAACCGCATAGAGGATGCAATAACGGCCAAGGTCAGCCTTGTTGGAATAGGAGCGGAGGCCGTCATAAGCCTTGACAACATCGCCCCCGAAATGCTCAACGATGAACTCTCTCAGTGTTTCGTTGTTGTAGCGAACATAGTCCGCACTAGGAAAGCCCTGTTGAACTGTGCTTGTCAATTGCTGCAGCGCAGGAGGCAGTTCTTTGCCGCCTTCATCAGTCAGAAAGATTTGCGAAACTTGCATGATCAATTCACCTTCACTGGAGCGCCAAAACCTTTGAATTCAGAAACCGCAACGACAGGCTTGAGCAATTCATTGATATAGCCGAGCATCTTGTCAGTGACATTCTCCCAAGAGAATTGGTCCTCATGAATGCGTGAATAGCACCACGCGCCATCATCGTTCATCTTGTCTCGATCTTCGTAGTATTCCGTGAGCAGTTCGGCAAGGTGATCGGGCGATACTTGCCCGCGCTCCAGTCCATAGTTCCTGTCGGTTTCCCAGCTTTCAATGCGAATGCGAGGCACGTCGCTAAAGATTTCCTTCAGGCTTGTGTGGTCTGGCACTAGCTGCGGGCGGCCAGTAGCGGCATGTTCAGTGTTGACCAAGCCCCACCCCTCGCCCAGACAAGTGTTGATGCCCACGTCCACTGCGTTATACACCTTGTTGAGCTGCTCAATGGGAAGACAGTTATGCGTGGAAAAATTGGGGCTGGTGAGAATGAGCTTGCCCGCAGGGTCGTAGCCTGCGTCCCTAGCCACACGTTTGAACAAAGGGATCAGTTCCCAGCCCATATCTTTGGCTCCCATGTTGAGCCACAGGCGAGCATCAGGCTTGTCCTTTGCAAACTTGATAAAGCCCTTGATGGTCAGGTCGATGCGCTTACGCGGCTGGTTCCTGTTGCCATTGAATACAATGAATACATCCTCCGGCACGCCAACATCCTTCCGGCATTGCTGCTTGTCAATGGGGAAGAACTTGGTAAAGTCCGTGCCATGGCCCACAACGCCAATCGGACGCTCGTAGCCCATCTTTTCAATCTCGCCCTTCGCAAACTCTGTGTAGGTGATGAGCTTGTCCCATTTGTTCAGAGCGGGAAGTAGCTCAGGGAATAGACCGTAGGAGTCGATAGGCGTGTAGACGCAGGTTTTGAAGCCGAGCTTTTCCTTCAGTGGCTCAATTTTGTCAACAAGCGTGACCGCCACCCAAATGTCATTGACAATAAACACCACGTCAGGCTGAATGGTTTGCACCAGTTCAGCAATGCGATGGGAACCGAATGGGTCGGAGCCATGTGCCATCGCCGGAAACATCTGACAATGCTGCTGCATTGGGGAAGGGTCCCCGTGATGATTGACGCACAGTGCAAACACGTCATGATCTTTAGCGAGGGCGGGAATGAGATATTCGGCCACCCTGCCGAAGCCCGTCTGTACGCCAACGTCTCCGCAGTAGAGGATTCGTGTCACTGAAAGAAAGAAGCTCGCTAGATACTAGGGCCTCTTCACACGGGAGCATTAGGCGCTTGCTGACGGTAGAACTCCACTCGGCATTTGCACCGTGCCCTGCATTGACAACGCTGCCCTGGCATGGGAAGGGTGCCGATGGGGACAAGGCCGCGAGCTGCGAAGGCTGGGCAATCAGCGCAGTGCTGAGCCTGTGGGTCGAGGATGCGGCGCATTAGTCCGTACCCTTCCGCTTGCTTGCGAAGCTCCAGACCCTGCCAGTAAGAGCCACGTACGCTTTCAGCATACAAGCTGACCCTAGCAACAGCCATGGCAGGACTAATGCGGCCAGCCAGAACGTCATTAGCAAAGCCCTGTAGGTAAGCGTATTCTGCACGAAGCCTTTGACCAATGCGGCCATATTCGACACTGCCCATGCTGTCCTTTCCGCCATGGCCAATGATTGCTGCCTGAATGTGAGCTGCCTTGATAGCTTCCCTGACGCTGCCTTGCCATTGCTCCAGCGTGATGCTGCCATCGGCCATCATCTTTGTAACGCCCCTGAGCGTAGTGTCGAGCTTGCCAATGCGGCCATCCACCAGGGCTTCAACGGCCTTCTGGCTCATAAACCTGCCTTTCTCGTTGCGGTAGCGGCCAGTTCGTTGGTCGTAAGCCCATGCAGCGTCCAGCCTTGTAGTCAGCACTGCTTGAGATAGTCCGCTCAGATCATTCAGCATTGTCAGCCTCTAGCAGCTCTTTGAACTGGGCTGGAGCCTCTGCTTTCCATTGCTGCAGGGCCTCGGCAATGTCCTCTTCAGAAATGAGCGCAGCTTCGTCAACGCCGCCAAGCACCAAACCGCTTGCCTTGATTGCTTCTGCATCTTCCTTGAAATACTCGGCAGTGGTCTTCTTGCCTTTGAAAGCTTTTTCCATGGAGCCGTGCTTGCGCTTGTATAGCTCCTTGTACTTGCGCGTCACATAGGCTCCCGCCACTGCACTGGGCCACGTCTTGAATTTGCTCTTTGCTGCGGCAATTGCCTGCTGGTGAAGCTCCTTGTCCGTAAATTCCACGTCACCACGTTTGTGCTCTAGGTCGCCTTCCAGAAATAGTCCAGCAGCGTCTTGAACCTCTCTGGAGCCGTCCATTGGCAGTGTGCCATTCTCTTGATTTAATGGATCGCGTCCGCCAGGAGGCACAGCACCTCCCACCTTGGGAGCAAGCATTGCATCGTTGGCCTTGAGCGATGGGTCAAGGGCAGTCTCCATTGACCACTCAGAGCCGCCATAGCGAGCCTCTCGCACTTCTTGTGGATGGAGCACTCCCAGTTGCAGCATCCTGCCGTCCACGGCTGCTACACGGGCTCTTACGTCGGCCTTCTCGCGCTCATTCAGTTCAAACAAGTCATTGAAGGAGATTCTCCACGATTCGGGCAGTTCGCCATTGGTCGGCCCATTCTTGCTCAGCATGATCATTTCCATCAGCTTTTGCAAAGGCCGCTTGTAATGCGCTGCCTGGTAATCACCAAGGAACTTTGCAAAGTCTCGCTCTTCGCTTCTGCCAGTGGCACCAAGACCGCTTGGGCTCTCGCCAAAAAGAATTGTGTGGGGAATCTGTGAGGCGCCAATAATGTCAATGCGCAGCTTTTCCAGCACGTCGCCAATGCCGCTTAAGTTGCGTGTAACGTAATCAAGTTCCTCGCGCTCGGCGTCAATCGCATAGCCGCGATAGATGCTCTTGCTCATATCATTTAGCACTAAACGCTGCCTCACATCGCTCTCCTTTCCTGCCGCAAGCATTGTGCTCAGGCCGCGCAGCTTATGCACAAACACGTCAAACTCAACCAGCACTGTCGCCGCAGAATTGAGGCCAGTCCAATAGTGCCGGAAGCTGTCGTAGATGGTCTGCAAGCTGCTCATTCCCCACCCATAGTTCCTTTGCCTGATGCGATAGGGCAACCATTCGCCGTCGAAGCGCAGGATTCTGTCCTTGTGGATCTTTTGCAACTGCGGCTGTTGAATGAGATCGCCTGAGATGATTTGGTAGTACGTCGCTTTGGAGTAGTCGTATAGGTTTTCCTCGCTGATAACTGGCGCAATCTGCCAGCGATCAAGCACTTCCATTCCTTCAATGGCGCGAATGTTGCGCTTGTCTACTGGCTGATTCGCCTCTCGCCCATCGTCAATGTAGAGCAGAATCACCGAGCCGCCATACAGCCTGGCGTTCTTGCTGGCAAGCATGAAGTGCTCAAGAATGTAGAGGTCTTCAATGATTTGCTCAATGCCCGCTACTTCTTCTGCTTTTGCGCCATCACCGCCAAACAATACTTTGTAGCCTTTGCGTGTAGATTGCTCTGCCACTACGTCGATGATGCGACGAGGAATCCACTCTCCGTAGAGATTTTCCAGCTCTTCTTGCGCGAGGAATACAATGGGTTGAGTGGTGGTGTGACGGCTTTTATCTCGGCTCGTCCCCATTCCAGTTAGGACGTTCGCCAGCGAATCGGCCCTGAGCCCGTTTTCCGTGGCGTGTCCAAGATCAACTACGTCGCCTGCCATTGCGTTCCCGTGGCTAGTCTTCCCATTCTAATAGTGGTTATCATGGCGACGATACCCATGCTTTTATGGCCCCCACTCCCATTCTTTTCACATTCACTGAAAAAGAGCGGCAACTGGCGATGGAGGAAGGCCATCGTAGGCAGACTGTGAACGAAGCAAAGGGGCTGAGAGGCCGGAACAAGGGGCCAAGGCTTGGCGATGAAGCATTGAAAGTGCATTTGCTTGGTGCGGCAGGGGAAGTCGCAGTGGCCTCTTTCTTAGGGCTAAAGCATGAGCTGTTCAAAGAGACTGAGGCAAAGCGCGGCAGCGAGGATCTGCCAGGTATAGATGTCAAAACCCGGTCAAAAAGGTTTTACGATTTGATTGTGCAAAGGGGAGAATGCCCTGAGCGAAAGTTTGTACTTGTGACCATTGATAGTGGCGAGACGCTGCTTCATGGTTGGTGCTATGGAGAGGAAGCCATGCAGGACAAATTCTGGGCTGACCCTGCAAGAGGACGACCAGCGTATTTTGTGGGACAATCGTTCTTGCGCCCCATGGAAAGCTTGAAATGAGCAGCAACGAACGACGGTTTTACGTCTATCTTTGGCTGAGAAGCAAAGACTCAGAGCACGGGTCAAGGCTGAGCCCTTATTACGTCGGCAAGGGCAGCAATGATCGAGCATTTTGCCGCCATGGTCGCGTGTGCCCTGCTCCCAAGAACCATGAGTACATTGTTTTCGTTCAAGAAGGCTTGACCGAAGATGAGGCTTTTAATTTGGAGCGATTCTGCATCGCCTTGTATGGGCGTATCGACCAAGGTACTGGCATCCTTCGCAACTTGACAGACGGGGGTGAGGGTCCTTCTGGGTACAGGCACACGATTCTTACTCGCCGCGTTCTTTCTGAGAAGCTCAAGGGTCGCCCATCTTGGTGGAACGGCAAAACCCATAAAACAGAGTCGCGGCTCAAAATGTCCCAAAGCGCTCGCGGGCGCAAGCAGAGTCCCGAAAGCATTGAAAAACGGCGACAAGCGATGCTTGGACAAAAACGATCAGAAGAAACTCGCCGCAGGATTGCGGAAGTACGCACTGGGCAGACGCACTCCGAAGAGACTAAGCAGAAGATCTCCAACAACAGGAGAGGAAAGACTGCTGGAGACAAGAATCCTCAGTGGGGCAAGAAGGGAGAGCTTAGCCCCAATTACGGCAAGCCCCGATCCGAGGAAACTCGGCGCAAGATTTCCGAGGCACACAAAGGCAAGAAGATGGGCAAACCAACCCCAATCGCTATCGGAAAACGAGTAGCGGCAAGAGCTAAATATCTGTATGAGTTAATCGACCCCAAAGGCGAGGTGTACATGACAGAAAGCCTGCAGGATTTCGCAAAGCAATACGGACTAACATCTTCATGCCTTTACAGAGCCGTCAATGGACAGCTCAAGCATCATCGCGGCTGGACCGTTCGCGTTGCAGAGGTATTGCGGTGAGCCAGCTTCGTTGTAGTGATTTTGCGGCTCACGCATTGGGGCTCACCCTTTGGCCTAAGCAAAAGCAAATTGTCAATCAGTTATTTGAAGACAATATCACGCATGGCGTTTGGTGCCTGGGCCGCAGGTCGGGAAAAACCCTGCTTGCCGCAGTTTCCGCCGTCTACATGTGCTTTGTCATGGACGAACACTTCATCAAAAAGGTAAGAAAAGGCGAAAAGTGGTATATTGAAACCGTAGCAAATGATTTGTCCCAGGCTAAAATTGCCTTGGACAATATTCGCCAGCTAATTGCAAATAGCCCCTTTGAGCAAGAGATAGTCAGAGAGACTGCTTTTGAGCTGGAAATTAGCAATAACTGCGTCTTTCAGGCCATACCCGCCTCTGCAAGAGCTTCACGCGGCAAAGCAGTTGCCTGCGCCATTTTTGACGAAGTTGCGTTTAGTTTAGATACTGATGCGAATAGAGGAGCAAGAGCCTTGTTCGATGCTCTTCAACCATCTATTGCGCAATTTGGCAAACATGGAAAAATTCTAGAACTTTCTTCTCCTTGGATTACAGATGGTGTCTTTTACGAGCACTTTATGCAAGGCGAAAGTGGCGAGTATCCTGGCATGAAAAGCGTGCGCGTCCCAACTTGGGAAATAAATATAAATTTGCCCTACAATTGCGACTTTTTAGCTAACGCAAGAAAGAAAGATCCAGAAGCATTTGCTGTAGAATTTGGCGCGGAATTTAGGCGCAATAACTCAACACTTGTTGCCCCAGAAGTGATTGATGCAGCGGTCAACAAGGATCGCACTACGCTTATCCCCCAGCGTGAGCTGATGGGGACTTACGTACTTGCCCTTGACCCGGCGCGAGGAGGCAAAGGACGAGACGACTATGTGGCCTGCATTGTTCACTACGAAGGGGACAGGCTTGTGGTCGATAAATTCCATGAATTTGAAGCCAATTTTGAGATTGCAGGAAAGATGGAAGTAAACATTGCGGAAGTAGAGTATTGGATTGCCGAGCAACATAGAATGTACGATTTTGAGAGTATTGCGCTTGACCAGTACAACAGCGCATCAACCATTCAATCTCTATCTAAATCATTCCCAATCTGCGAGCTGACGTGGAGTGTTTCGACAAAGATGAAGGCTTTTGGTAAACTAAAAGAACTGCTAAATTCTGGCCTAATTGAATTGCCCAACCACAAGAAAGCTATTTCTCAGCTCAAAAACCTGGGAGTAATTTACAGGGCAAGTGGACAATGGACAGTGACTGGTGGCAAAGAATCGAGCATTGATGACTACTGCTTTTGTTTGGCCGCTGCTATTCTTCAGGCAACAAAAGAGGATTCCATCGACTGGCTAAACTCGCTGATCCGCTAACTCCCGCTACAATTTTCACAAATGCGCCTTTTTCGCTTTTCCTGAAAATCGCAATGAACATCTCCCTGTCCATAAAGGAAACCACATTCCTCGTTGCATTACTAGAAGCGGACAGGCAAACTGCCTTGCAGCTCTTGGCTGCAGAGCACTTTTACCAGCCAGAATTGCTACCGAAACTGCGCAAGCTAGAACGAACGCTAAAGAAAGCGGAAGGCTGATGGTCAAGCTTTGTTTTTCCCGGTGCGGCATTTGTCGGGAAATCATTGTGCCTTTTGTAGAGGCCAGGCGCGTAAACAAGAGGCTATGGGAAGAGGGCGCAGCAGTGTTCTGGACGGAAAGACTGTGATATGCTGACAAGGCTTCCTGCAGGAGCCCGTTGGCCAACGGTTAAGGGATTCCGTTCCCCAGCATCAAGAGGGAGCAGGGCCAACCCTGCTTTAATCATCGTACAAAGAGGCTTGAAGAACCTCTCGACACCCTCTTGCTCTGCTGCCCTTGTTCGCCATTCGCAAACAGCGAACTGCCTTATTGCCTTTCCTGCTCTATCAGCCAGTCTTTCAACTCCGCAACGTAGGCCCTGAGCGCAGCAGCTTTCTGCTCATGCCACGTAAGTCCAGTTTGCAAGTACAAGGCAGTGTGATTATCAATGGCGCGAAGGCATTGATGGATGCAGGCGTTCCACGGCTCCCTAAGGGGAGTATTGAAAGTGCGCCTTTCGGAAGTCACTGCCCAAAGTAAGCCCTGATCTTCTCCAATGGTACAGGAGCGAAATCGTTGCGCTCCAAGCAGCTATTAAAGTAGCGCCTGTCTACTTGCCCATCGTCCGTGTAAACCAAATGGCTATGCAAGTGGCCGTGTACGTTGCCGACGTAACGCCCAGACAGGTTGCACGGATGCACGGGAATATGCGTATAGATCAAGCCTTCACGAAAGAATGCTCCGCGAATGTCGTGGAAATACGGTAGGTAGTCTTGAAGGCGGTAGATGTCATGATTCCCGCGTACCAATACCTTGCTCCCATTGAACCGATCTAAGAGCTTTAGCGCTGAACGAGGGATTGCCACATCGCCCAAGATGTAAATGCGATCCTTTGTGTTGACCATTTTGTTCCAGCGATCAATCAAGGCTTCGTGCATTTCCTCAAGTGAAGAAAACGGGCGCACCGAAGATCCATCAGGATTGATATACTCAAGAATCTTGGAATGGCCTAGATGAAGGTCTGAAGTAACAAAAGCGCTCATGACAGTTTGCTAGAGAACTTGTAACGGCCTCCATTCATGCGCTTAATGAACTCTCGGCTAGGAATGAAGGATGGCACCACATGTTCGGGCACTTTAATGATGCGTCTTGTGACGGGCAGTTCGTACTGCCTTGGTTGATGAATGCGAGGAACGAACGAGCCAAAGCCAGGGAGGCTTACGCGGAACTCTCTGTTTATCATTGCCTCAACGATCACTTCAAAGAATGTGTCGGTGATCAGGATGGCACGATGGTAGGGAATGTCGCATCTTGCAGCGACGAGACCGGCCACTCTTGTCCTGTTCATGGTTGAGTGATGCAAGTGTAGACTGTTTCCAAAATTGCAGCCATTGCGTAGTGAAAGTCAATGCCCTCTTGAACGGAGGGCAGTTTCACTTCGTGGAAGCGGCCATGACTGGTGCCGCCAATGTATCGCCTGCCTGAAGGGTCTTCAATAATCCAGCGGTACAAATCACATTCCCATCCCCAGACAACATTAGGAAACTCTGCGACGATTTTGTGCCCCTCTGGCACTTGGTCAACGCTTTTGCTTTCCCATGGTCCTTTCCAGCGCAATGTAGTGCTCATCGCTCGCTCTCCCACACCACTTCTCGCTTGATTGGAGGCATAGCCTCTTTTTCCTTGCACTCGTCAACGTAAGCCTTGGCGCCTTCAAGGGTCAAGTAAACGTCAACCCATGTCCAAATAAATGGCCACGAAAAGCGCTCTACGTCGTAAGCGGCTGTCCCAGGATACTTGACACCTGGACGACGAACAATGCGGTAGCGGGCCATGATGAGGGTCTGGTTGCTGCCACTATACCAGAAGGGGAGAGGACGGAATCGAACCGTCATAACCATAGCCAGGAATCGAACCAGCACAACAGACACGTCTGCTGCCGCCACCAAGGCGTCTCTCCCAAAGGCCCCAGGTTTGCGCATCGTTGAGAGGCGTCGGGGCGCTGCAGGAGGCGATCAACCCTCCTGGCCTGCCGAAGCAGGACTTGAGGCCCGATGCCGAAGCAGAGCGGGATCCGATGCCGAGGCAGAGCGGGAACACAACCCGGAGATTCCTACTATCGCGTCTAGCGCGGATTCAGAACCAAAGAAAGGGTTGTGGGCGAGGGTGGGTAGCCCGAAAGTGGCAATTTGAAATTACCGGAC